AATATACATAAAAAAAGTCTGATTACAAAACCAGACTCTCTTTTTTTTTACAAAAATTTTCAAATATTAAAACATATAATCATTTTCTTCAGCTTTGGGATTAAATGATTTCATAATTTCATATTTTCCGTAATTCTCCACATCATTCTTGGTTAACACATACTCATTTTTACCTGAAGCCTTCATTTCCTGTTGTTTTTCATTAAAAAACTCAGAAGGGTTTTTACTAAATGGATATGAATCTAATGATCTCATTTCAAGCTTTTCCATTGGCGTTTTCGGTTTTGCTTGTTCAATTTCGGCCCCTAATTTATCGATCTTCGCTATAACATTATCCATTTCACTTAATTTAGTTTCCAATTCCCCCAATTTATTAAAGATATCATCCATTTTTTGAGTGGCATCGGTATTCTGACCTTGACCTTGAACGTCATCAAGTTGTTTTTTTATACTTTTGGTCATATTAACTAAATCAGTAA